AGCCACGATCTTATCACGTTCCGATTTTGGCGTTTTAGAATCAACGTGAGCAGCCTTTACTCCGTGTTTAACGAACTCTGCGGCTATTTCCTTGCTGTGCTCTGTGCTGTACGCGTAAACGATTGTACGACGATCTGACGCTTTCTCGTGCCACGTGTCATAAATGTCGCCGAAAATAGTATCCGTAGCCGCTTCTTTGATTGATGCTTGCGTAAAATCACCATGTGCTTTTTTCAGTTTTTTATCATCAAACAACTTTGCCCCGTAGTACGTGAACGGTGCCAAGTGTTCGTGATCTATGAGCCATTTTACAGTTGGACCATAGACAATGCCTTGATAAATGTCATCAAAACCAGCTCCGCTCATACGCCACAAACTACCTGAAAAGCCAAACCGTGGAACATCAGACCAGTGCTTGAATATGTCTATATATGTTTTCGCCCTAGCGTGTTGTGCTTCGTCGGTAATGATTAGATCCGGTTTCGGCAGATCATTAAGATGGTTCTTGACCTTGCCCACCATCATGACACTTGAAAGCTCAGGCGAAACTTCTTGCTGAATCAAAGATTCTTTGATCTGGTCAACCAGCTCTTGGCGATGAACAAAAAACAGTACACGCTTGCCATTGTTGGTTGTCATTCGCGCAATTTCGGCTATCACAACCGATTTACCAGCGCCAGGTGGAGCGATCATGGCAATATTCTTAATTCCTGACTTCATTAATTTTCGCGCATCATCAATCATCTTTTGTTGGTAATCGTACAATTTAAACATAATTTACACCTACAATAAAAGGGCTTTTCAGCCCCACAGTTTTAATTCTTGTTTATATTAAAAGCATCAAAACGCTAATGAGGATCATGAGGATTACCATGATACAGCCACAACCAGCCATATTTTTCCCTACTTCTTGCATGGCTACGCCAACCGCGTCAATCTTTTTTAAGCGCTCAACACGTTTACCTTTCTCGTTGTCTTCGTCCATTAATTTTCACCTATTTTTAGAATGGCATCTCTTCTGCATCTTCATTGCTATCTACATTCACGCTTTGAAGGTTTACGTTTCGGCGTGTTTTACCTTTATATGTTTCTTCGGATAATTTAACCGTTACACCTTTACCGGCCATCTGCTTTACAAGATAGTCAAAGAATCCTGAAAGGTTGCTTGTAGCCTTTTCAACCGCTGTATCACTGATAACTCCAGCTTCATAATACGGCGCGATCCGGAATGAAAGTTGATTTTCATTCTTTTCTGGATCGCTATTGACGAACATTGTATCTACCAACGTTGCCAGCTTGTGGTTCTGATCCTGAACTTCGTAAATAAACCGCCATACTTCATAATCCGCTGCGGTGCCGTGCTTGATGTTTTTTAACACACCATCATACTTGCCAACTGGCAAATCTTCGTTGCTGATACGGTTATTTGCGTTTTCCTTGATCTTATCCAACAGTCCCATTTTTGATTTCCTCCTTGAGTTCTTTAATGATTGCAACGATCTGGTCATGCTTTTCTGGCTTCAATGGTTTAACCAACATATTCATATACGATTGTAACGTGATCCCCAACTTAGCCGCAATCAGCCGATTAGGAATTCGATATGACATGTATCGGACATCTTCATTAGCATGTTTCTGCATTATATATAACCTCCTGTACTTTATGTTACGATTATAACTCTACATAGCTCACTTGTAAAGTATTAAATTTGATTGTTATCCCACCTTTTAGCAAATCGTTCAATTTCTGCTTCGTCACACTGTGACGCCCGCAAAATTTCCTCTGCCAAGTCTTCATCGTTCGCTTCCCGTGCCCGTTTCATTGCCCAGTACGTGATTGAGTTTCTGTTCCCTTCCGTTGCCGAAGCGACGCGACTAACGATTCCGCTTCTATCACGCGGCAATGAAGCGCTCAATGGCTTGTAATTAATCACTATATTCTTACCGCCAATAAAGTACCGGTGGGCGATCGCTTCACACGTTGGATCAATGTCGTCTTTCAATAACTTGCCAATTTTTATCGTATTTTCACGATATTCGTCAGCGTCTCGGCTTTCAATTCCCGGAATCACAACTCGATAGCGCAAACTATCCGGTTTACTGCTGGAAGTTTCGTAGGCAATGAACGCATAAGGCAATTTAATTTCTTTCAATGATTTTAATTTCGATTTATCAACGTCAAGTACAATCCCGTTAGCCTTGTCAATTTCATCAGTCTTAACGCCTGTTCCAGTGAATAACCCGAACATGGCTTGTTCTTCCTTGGGTGTGTCGTGTGCCGCTTCAATGTTATCTGCCATTCGACTAAACGTCATTTTGACTTGCTTTGGTTTAGTATCTCTTAGCCCCGTCAGCATCGAAACGTTAAATTCATCAAACGAACTCTGCTTAGGCAGATCATTGGTCGTCTCCGCTTCAGCAAAATATCCGTAAATTACCAGATCATCGACGCGCTTGGTTTTAGCACCATCGGGATAGGCAGCCTTAACAATATCTCTTCCGAATTCTTTTTTAAGCGATCCGGCTTTAACTGCGCCCAGCTCGTTCACATACTTTTTGCATTCTTCGATTCGAATATCGAGCTTGTTACTCCACTCATTTTTGATGTCGAATAATTTTGTCGGCCGCTCATAATTGACGTAGTTCAGAATTTGAGCCACGTCCAGATTGTGCAGCTCGTTTAATTCGTCAAACGTAAAATCTGGCAGCGTATGATTCAACCGAATTAAAATCAATCGCTTTGAAACCTGTGGCGAGGCAAAATAATCTTCTTCAGTATTGGTTGCGATAACTGATGATCCGCTGTAAGTCTTGAAGTCACGCTCGCCTTGCTTGGCTGTCATACTAGCCATGCGGGGGTTCATAAAATTCTTGATGAAATCTGGCGAAATTGGCTGCGATTCGTCATCGTCGTCAGTGATAACTAGGAACTTACCGTTTACCATGCCGTTCCAAACTCCAGCATCGAAACTGAATGACTTACGTGTTTGCACATTGGCATCGATACGATAATACAGCGTATCTAACGCATTCGTGATAATCGTTTTACCGGTTGACGGGGCGAAGCCTAGCATTAAATGCTTGCGCAAACCAGCCTTTTGATTATCGAACGGGTATTTCATAATGTCCGACCAGACGCCTTTATACGTTTCAGCCTCAAGATAATCGATGAACCGTTCCAGCGGCTTGCACGGTACTGTCATCGCTTCTTCGATCGGTGCGTAATCTTTGAATTCAGTGACTTTTTTAGCGATCACCATTAAAACGTCGTGCATCAATTCAGCCGCTTCATCGATCGCCTTTTGTGTGCGCGGAAATGCGACGTCTTTAATCATGTCACCAAGCCTGCTGACATCGTAACTTAAATCTCTAATCGTAAACTCAGCGGTCAATGCACCGTAGACTAGCTTTAATTCGGCCACATTGACGTTCTTAGCCGTTTTAGCCAAGGCCTGGAAGGTTTTATCGCTGTCGTCCTCCAATCCCTGCATGGCCCTGTACGCGCGATACACGCGAGGCGAAAATTTATTAGTGTCTGTGTTATCCGCGATCGCATAGTCCTTAAGCGTTAGCATGATTACTGCTCCCCTTTGCGAATTCTACAGCTTTCCAGTAGTCGTCATTTTTAATTGACTGCTTCTTGATTTTGTCCGCAAGGCGGTTCTTAATCACGCCACGGTTGTCAGGGTTTACGACTACCGTATAGCCGTCGAATCCTGTTTCTGTGCGACTAACTAATTTTGCATAACCAGCCACCGAGTTAAAAGCCTTGGAATTCATGGCCGGTTTTTCCTTGCCATCTTCGGTAACTTCGCTCCATAGTGTGAATAGCACATCGCCATCAAAATGAATCGCCCACCGTGCAAACTTAGCCATTAGCTTTTGCACCACACCGTAAGCAGCACGTCCATCAGTGTTACTGCCCACCTTGCCATCGGTGATCGCATCCACCAATGACGTTTCAACGGCCGAAATATTATCGAATACTACTAGATCACAACCTTTTGCCAGATCATCAATTTCACTGACCAGCTTATCGGCGTCATTATAGTCTGATAATTCCGGTTCGACGACGGTGACCTCACGCTCATGGCCAACTAACGTGGAATACGAACCATCGAAGCTGATTACCAATTTTTTTCCTGAATGTCCGAGTACCAGATGTGTCTTGCCACTACCAACTTGGCCTAGCACGACGAACACGTTGGCACCATCCTTAAAATTAATGATTTTTTTCATTTCAAATGTCTTCCCTTCGATTTGATATGATTATTATAACCATAGCTGTTCTAAAAAGTCAAACACTTTTCCTACGAATTTTCTAACATTAGAATTATAATGTATATACACCATACAAACGCCTATATAACAACATATATATATATATAAATATATATATATATATTCTCTTTATAGTGTGTTGTTAGAATGTTAGAAAAATATCCGTGTTTCTTTGTAAATTTATTTATGTATA